GCGTGTTGCGCAAGGCCAAGGACGACTTCCTTCTGTACTGCCAACTGATGATGCCCTCGCCCGACGACCCCGACGACCTGTCGCAGTCGATGTACGAAGTGGCGAAGCATCATCGCGTGCTCGCCGCTGCGCTCGAAGAAGTGGACCGTGGCACATGGCCCAGGTTGATCGTCACGATGCCGCCGCGCCACGGCAAGACGCAGCAGATCAGCAAGTTCTTCCCGGCATGGTTCACCGGCCGTGATCCGTACCGCTCCACGATCATCGCGACCTATAACGATGACTATGCAGGCGACATCGGGCGCGACGTGCGTGACGTGCTCCGAAGCCCGCGCCATCAAGACATCTTCCCGCTCTGCAAATTGAAGACCGGCGCGCAAGCCTCCGACCGCATCAAGACGGCGGCGAATGGCCAACTCTCATTCGTCGGTCGCGGCAGTAGTTCGACCGGTCGAGGCGGACACCTCCTCATCGCGGACGACTTAATCAAGGACGCCGAGGAAGCGGACTCGCCGACCATGCGCGAGAAGATATGGAACTGGTTCGTCAAAGTGTTTCTCACGCGCCAGATGCGCGCCGGTTCATGCGTCGTGCTCGTGATGACCCGGTGGAACGAGGACGACGTAGTTGGGCGCCTAACTGATCCACACAACCCCGCGTACAACCGCGAGGAAGCGTCGAAGTGGAAGGTGCTGAACCTGCCGGCCATCGCTGAACTTTCAGATCCGATGGGACGCAAACCCGGCGAGGCGCTGTGGCCAGAACGCTTTCCATTGCCAATGCTCGAAGCGCAGAAGCGCATCGATCCGACAGGCTTCATGGCGCTGTATCAGCAGCGTCCCTCGCCAGAGGAAGGCGCGTTTTTCCGCGCCGCCTGGCTGAAGAGCTACACCGCCGCCAATCGCCCGAAGGCCGCGGAAATGCGTATCTACGCCGCGAGCGATCACGCGATAGGCACCGATAAGAAGAAGCATGACGCGAGCTGCATGATTATTGCGGGCGTTTGCCCTAACAAATATCTGTGGTTACTCGATTGCTATTGGGACCGCCGCCCGCCGGATCAGACCGTCGAAGCGATGCTCGACCTCGTGCAACTGTGGAAACCGTCGTTCTGGTTCGCTGAAGACGAAGCGATTCTCAAATCGATCGGACCTTGGATTCACAAGCGAAAAATTGAGCGCGGTATCCCGGTCGTTATCGACTCGATGCCGGTTCACAAAAACAAGGAAGCCATCGCGCAGTCAATTGCCGGTCTCATGCAAGCGGGCCGCGTCGTGTTCCCGCGTGCCGCTCCGTGGTTCTCGGAAGCCAAGCACGAACTCATGCACTTCCCGCACGGAACCAATGACGACTTTGTGTCGGCGATTTCGATCATGGGCCTGAAGGTGTTGCAGCTCATCGCGGGCACGCCGCAGCGCGACACGCCCTCGCCCACTACCGGCACGTTCGGCTGGTGGAAAAAGGAAATGGACTATCAACAGAAGTTGCGCGAAGCGCCGGCCACGGCCGAGGTGTGGTGATGATTATCAAAGGCTACGACATCGAAATCCCCGAGACCCGCGCGGCTCTCGTCCTCGAGCTTCAGGAGGACATTCGCTGCGATAAGAAGCACTTCCGCGACTCCTTCAAACAGATGCTCGATGACATGGAGGTGGCGTGGAACGGCGCGACGAAATCGTGGCCGAAGGCAAACTACAAGTGCAACATCACGCAGCGCTTTGTTAGGCAGAAGGTTGCGAGCCTGTACGCCAAGAATCCGCGCGCTGTCGCGAAGTGTCGGCCCAAGCTCAAGTTCAAGCTGTGGGACGGGACGATGCAGCAACTGCAAATGGCCTCGCAGGGAATCCCAGACCCCATGACCGCGCTCGCGATCATGCAGGACGTGCAGTCCGGCAAGGCCGAAGAGGACATGTACAAGAAGCTCGGCAAGACTCTCGAATGCTGCTTCCACTACTACATCAACGAGCAGATACCGACGTTCAAAAGCCAGATGAAGCGCTGCGTGCGCTCCGCGATCCAGACCGCAGTGGGATACGTGAAGCTCGGCTTTCAGCGCGAGACCGACTTGTCTCCGGACAACAAGGCGAAGATCGCAGACAGTCAGCAACGGCTCGCGCATATCCAGCGGCTGATGGATGACTTAGGCCCGGACGGCGACAAGACGATGTACGACTCGGAGGCCGAAGAGCTGCGCCTTGCCGTCGATCAGCTCCACAAGGAGCCGATGGTCATCATTCGCGAGGGGCTGGTGTTCGACTTCCCGCGCCCGACTTCCGTGATCCCGGACAAGAAGTGCATCGCGCTCGATGGATGGATCGGTGCGGACTGGCTCACGGAAGAGATTTTCATGACGCCAGATGAGGTGAAGGAGTTTTACCAGCTCGATCTTGCCGGCACCTCGACGCCTGCCACCGGCCCCGGCTATGCCGCCTACTCCACCAACGGCACCGAGTACCGGCAGAATCCGCGCAACGATCTTTCCGGCCGACGCGATGACCTCGTGTGCGTGTGGATGATGTATCACAAGCCCACGGGCCTGAAGTTTGAAATGGCGGACGGCTTCAAGGATTTCCTCAAGGAGCCGGGCGGCCCGGAAGTAGTCGTGGAGCGCTTCTTCCCGATCTACGCGCTGTGCTTCAACGAGCTGGAGCACGCGACGAAACTCTTCCCGCCCTCTGACGTTTGCAACATGACGCCGCAGCAGATGGAGCTGAATCGGCAGAAGGAAGCGCTGCGCGAGCATCGCAAGGCGAACCGTCCTGGCTACGTGACGCCGAAGGGTGCGCTCAGTGAAGGCGACAAGGGCGCGCTCATGGGCGCGGAAGCGAACGCCGTTGTCGAACTCGACGGCATGATGCCGGGCAACAAGGTGCTCGACCTGATTCAGCCGCTGCCAAAAATTGGCGTGGACCCAAACCTGTACGAATCACAGGGAATCATGGACGACGTGTACAAGACCGTGGGCATGGCCGAACCCTCGTTCGGCGGCAGCTCCGGCGACACGGCGACGGCTGTCGCCACCGCCGAACAGGCGCGCACCGCCGCGCTCGAAGCGGAAGCGGATCAGCTCAATGACTTCCTGTCCGTGCTCGCGGGCGACGCTTCGCAGATCATGCTCGCCAATCTCGACCCGCAGACCGTGCAGCAGATCGCCGGCCCCGGCGCTATCTGGCCGCAGATGAACCGCGAGCAGATTCAGTCCGAGATGTACTTGGAAATCGTCGCAGGCTCCAATGGCCGGCCGAACAAGGTCCAGCGTCAGCAGGCGCTGCAACAGCTCGTGCCGTTCTTGATGCAGATTCCGGGCGTCAATCCACAGTGGCTCGGCCAGAAGCTCATTGAAGCGATTGATGATTCCATCGACATCACTGAGGCGTTCACCGCGAACATCCCCTCGATCCAAGCGCTCAACAACGCGCCGCCGCCGCAGCCCGGCGGACCCGGCGCGGAAGACCCCACGCAGCAAGGATCAGAAGGCGCAATGAACGCGCAAGGTCCCGACATTCAGCCGCAAGGGGTTGCCCCGGCGCTTCCGGGAATGGGTGGAGTGGGTCGTCCGCCAATGGTGCCGATGCCGCCGCAATACGGGCAGTAGTGAGGGTCGTCTACACCGGTCTATAGACCGGTGTAGATTCTTTGTCGCCTTAGCGGTACAGTCCGCGCGTTCGCCTCAGAGACGCACCGTGGCCAAAGACGACGACCAATCGACTGACACCCCGGAGCCGGAACCGTCACCCGGCAGCGAACCAGCCCCCGACGCAGACGCGAAAGCGTTAGCAGATTCGTCACCTGCCAAGGACGAGGAGCGCAAGTCTCTTCTCGATGTGGTCAAGAACGCTCTCGAAGTTAAGACCTTCGAGGACGACGAAGACGCACCGACGAGACCAGCGGCCAAAGCGGAACCGTCCACCGCCGAAGGCGAGAAGCCAGAGCCGGAAGCAGGAAAGAAACCAGAAACGCAGGACGTGAGTGACGATGCGTTACTCGCGGCGCTGGAGAAGTTGAAGGCTGATGTTCCGCTCAACAAAATTGAGCGCTTCCGTGAGGTAATCACGGAGAACAAACAGCTCAAGGGTGCGAACGAGCGCTATCGCGAGATGGATGCCACGCTGGCAGACATCGGGCGCGACGCGATGAAGATGGGCATGTCGCAGGACGACATGGCACAACTGTTCGCATGGCCCCGACTTCTCGCAAGTGATCCGAAGGCAGCGGTTGAACAGCTTCAGAAGTTCACCGTGATGTGGCAGGAGAAGGTGGGCTATTCATTGCCACCGGACCTCAAAGAGAAGGTCGATGACGGCACTCTCGATGACGCCACGGCGAAAGAGGTAGCGCAGCTACGCGCGACGACCAACCTCGACCGCACCCGCAACCAAGCGGAAGCCACGGAACGCGAGCGAACCAGCACCGCGCAGAGAGCGCGCGAGATTCATGATTCAGTCAATGCGTATCAGGCAGAACTGAAAGCCTCCGACCCCGACTACACGCCGGAAAAGCACGACATGGTGGTCGATGCGTTGACGGCATTGGTCACGAAGCATGGCGTTCCGACGACGGTCGCAGATGCGCGGGGAATGGCGAAATCAGCCTACGACACCGTGACAAAGCGACTCCAAGCGTTCAGACCGCAGCCTCGTGCCATATCCAGCCCAACGGTCGGCCGACGACTCAACAAGCCGGCCGAGGCACAGCCCAAGTCCATGCGCGAAGCAATAGAGAACGCGCTGGGCGGGTAGTTCGGTCGGCCTCGCTCGGAGGCTGCACACATGGCTTTTACTGCGTCGGAGCTGGCAAGCATTGCTAACGCCGCTCTCGACTTCCATTTCAAGGGGCAGCCATTGCCCCAGAGCATCCAGGACAAACCGCTCCTGGCCGCGCTCGAAGGGGCACGCAAGACGTTCCCCGGTGGCAAGGGCGACATCACCATCCCGGTCAAGGGTAAGTACAGCTTTGAAGGCGCGGCCGTTCCGCCTACTGGCTCGCTGCGTGGCTTCACGCATGACGATCCGGTGGCATACGGCAACATCGCCGGCATCGAGCGTGTGAAGTACCCGTGGCGCGAGGTTCACACCGGCTGGAACTGCACGTTCACCGAACTGAAGATCGACGGCATCAGCGTCACGGATTCCGCGTTCGGCGAGAACACCAGCAAGCACAGCAAGCGTGAGGTGACGGCGATCACCAACATCATGCAGGACAAGGTTGAGACCTTCGGTGAAATCACCATGAAGTCCCTCAACACGATGTTCTGGGGCGACGGCACCGCAGACCCGCTCGGGTTCATCGGCGCTCGCTACTTCATCACGGCGACGCCGGCTGTCGGTGTCACGGGCGGTCTCGACCGCGCGACGAATACGTGGTGGAGAAACCGCTATGCGACATGGCCCGTCGCGACGACCGAACTGCCGAACGTGATCCATTCGGAGATGCGCCAGCTTCGCCGCTACGGCGGCAAGCCGACGAAGGCGTTCGCAGGATCGGGCTTCCTCGATGCGCTCGTGAAGCAGCTCCGTGACAAGGGCTACTACACGGACGCGGGCTGGAGCCGTCCGGCGAGCACCGACATCGCGGTAGCGGACATTCGCTACAACGATCTGGTGTTCCAGTACGACCCGAGTCTCGATGACTTGGGCGGCGCGTTCGTGAATAGCTGCTACGTGATCGACCCCAAGCATCTGTACATCTACGCGATGGAACAGGAGTGGGGCAAGGATCACGCGCCCGCTCGTCCGCATGACGTGTACGCGCTCTTCAAGGCGCGCACGTACACCGCGCAGCTCTGTGCCGATCAGCTCAATTGTCACGCTCTCTTTCAGGTGACGTGACGCGAGGCCGATTTAGGGGCGGCGCTCTTGCCGCCCCTTTTCTGACAAGGAGCGAGCGATGCAGACATTAAACGCAATGGTTGCGCTGACTGGCGACCGCAACAACATGGTTTGGAAGACGGGCCTCTCCCCTGCTGAAGTGCTGCTTTTGCAGTCACTGCACGGCGCGGATGCGGTCCTGTCCATCGAACCGGTGGGCGAAGTGAAGCGCGAACCGTTCGAGGAAATCCAGCGCTTGAAGGAAGCCTATCCACTGCACGGCGAGCGCATTCAGAACATCTGGCGCGACTTCCCCGGCCCCGCGTTCCCCTCGCGCATCGATGCGCTCGGCATCAATCCGGCTCTGCTGAAACCTGCGGAAGCTGCCGCGAAGTTTCAGGTGAGCGCGAAGTCCGGGTGACCGCGTGCGCGGCCAAACGCTCGGCGAGTTGTTGAGCGACCTGAAGGCGGAATGCGGTTACAGCCAGAACGCAGCCCACGGAATCAACAATCGTGATTCGCTGGTTCAAGTGCTCAAGCGCACGCAGCGACGCATCTGGTCCGATTGGGACTGGATGCACATGCGCGTGTCGCGTGACATCCAGTTAAACGCTGGCCAGCGCTACTACAACTGCCCCGACGATCTTCCGTATGAGCGCATCGACTGCGCAGAGGTGAAGTTCGGCGGGCAGTGGTTGCCGCTGACCTTCGGCATCAACGAGCGGCACTACTCGACCTACGATCCGCGCAACAACGAGCGCTCGTGGCCGATCATGAATTGGGACATCGCGGAGGACCCGGCCGACACCGCCGGCACTCCCGACAATCGCGGCATGATCGAGGTGTGGCCACTGCCCTCCGACAGCGGCATCGTGGGCGGCACGCTTGAGGGAAACATCCGCTTCACCGGCATTCGATTCCTTCGCCCGTTCAACTCCGACAGCGACCGCTGCGACATCGACGGGGATCTGATTGTGTTGACCGCCGCAGCGGAAATCCTCGTGCGGGATCGCAAGGACGATGCCCAGGCGAAACAGCAAGCGGCGACTTCGCTCTACATGAAGTTGCGCG